CGTGATGAACTAAAACAATACTTAGAAGAAAGTATTGAATATATTGAGATGAACACGATTACAGATTTCGATTTGAAAGATGTGGCTACTATTGCTTCTAATAATGATGAAGAATTAGGTCAATTGATAGCAGACGCAGTACAAAAGGCGGGTTCAGTAGGTGGGTTGACAATAGAAAAATCCACTACCGGAGATACTTATGTCAAAGAGTCCGATGGGTTTGAGATGAATGCAGGTTATGTACATCCGTTGATGGCAAACGTAGGAAGAAAAACCGAGTACGATAATCCTTTGATTGCAGTAACAACAGAAAAAATTGAGGCATTCAATACATTGATACCTGCTTTAGAGATAGCAGTAAAGAATAACAAACCATTAGTAATCTTTTGTTCGGATTTCAATCCTCAAATGTTGCAGAATCTTTTGGTAAACATAGTGCAAGGTAAAGTTTCTGTTTGTATGGTTAAACCTTCAGGTATGCCACAGCAGAAACAAGAATGGCTTGAAGATGTTGCTTACGCTACTCGCGCCAACCGCTTTAGTGTTTCCCTAAAAGAAAGTATTGTAGGTATTACCGAAGATGATTTGGGTAGTTGTGTGAGGTTAGTGTCAACCGCTAACTCTACTACTCTTACGCTAAAAGAAAATGTAGATACATTAGACAATCATATAGAGACATTGGTAGACGCTTGCGAAGCAGAAGAGAATGAGTGGTTGGCAGAAGCCATACAAAATAGAATCAGTAGATTGACTAGTGGTGTATCCACAATCTATGTAGGTGGTGCGTCTGATGTTGAGCAGGTAGAAAGAAAGGAGCGTGTAGATGACGCAGTAAACGCCTGTAAATTAGCACTAGAAAGTGGTGTGGTTGTAGGTGGTGGCGCTATGCTTTGGCATGCAGCGAAACAAATGGTTAGTAGAAGTGAAGTGGCAGAACTGTATAAGTCTGCACTCATGACTCCTATCAAGACTATTATAACCAATAGTGGCTCGGTAGACCGTAACTTTTCTCTAGGTAAGGAACATTATGTATGTGGTATGACCGGAGAGATTAGAAAGGCTAAAGATGATGGGGTTTATGACCCTATGCAAGTTACTATCAATAGTTTAGAGAGTGCTGTGTCTATCGCTGCATTAGTTCTAATGACTGACGCTGCTATCATAGCACCTAGCCAATGAAAACTTTATAACCGTAATTAGAAGAGGAATATATATGAGTTGGGGAGAACAAGCACCAAAGCAGAACGCAGAACCAAAGACCGCAGAACCATCGAGTAAGTTCGATGAGGACTATTACAGAAATCTGTTTGATAATAACAGAGTAAACGCTATGCGTCATCGTATGGCTTTTGTAGGACATGAAAACACCCTCAAGACAGGATTAGCATTGTCTTTACTAAAAGACGAAATAGAAGCAGGTAAGACTGTATATTTATTTGACATTGACAATTCCGCTAGGTCAACCGTAGACGTTGTGTATCCTGATACACCTAACGTAGTCGTTCTACCGTTGCACGATGAGACAGATGACTCTATCTTTGACGAGGACAACAATGTAGATTACAAAGCACTACTAGACAAAACTTCTTGGTATGTGAACATACTTGCTGATAAGGTAAAAGAAAACCCTGAATCAGTCGGTGGTGTCATCTTTGACGGTGGCTCTACTTTTTTAAAGTGGTGTGAACACGCTATGAGAGCATCGTTACTAAGTCGTGGTGTTATTGAAGAAGAGGGAGATACTTTTAACCAAAAAGAATGGCGTGAGAGAAACAGACTTTACAGAAATGTTCTAACTAGATTACACAGTCTAAATGTCGGTAAGGTTTACTTTACTTTCCACTTAAAACCTGTTTCTCAATACATGGATGACGGTACAGGTAAGAAAGTATTGATGACTGTTGGACACAGACCTGAATGGGAGAAAGGTACTATGCGTAAGTTCTCTCAACAAATCTTCCTAGCAAGATACCAAAAGAAGGCTGACTTGGCCGCAGGTGTCGAAGGTGACAGAAACCTAAAAGATAATGAGTGGGTTGTACGAGCAAAGATAGAAGAAATGAAAGGTCAACATATTGAAAAGGTTGGCTCAGTACATGACGTAGCACGTATTTCTGACGGTAAGTTTGAGTTTATAGGGTTAGAGTGGTTGAAGTGACTAATCAAATAGTAGTGGAGACTGACTCGTTGAAGTGGTTGTTACAGTTAGCACAACGTAAACAAACAATTGACGGTAAAAGTATTCCTCAGATACACTCTGCTATGCTAATGGCAGAGAACGGTAGACTGCGCTGCGGCTCTTTGGTTAAGGATGGTGTTACTTCTTTAATCAACGTCTCTATACCTTGTCACGGTAATTGTGATTTAGGTTACGCTATCTCAGACATTGATAACGTCTTAGGTATCTTAAAGTATCACGGTGGTGTTTTGACTATGATTAACAAAGGTAGTAAAATTGTATTCAAGAGTGGCAGTAAACAAACTACTATCACAGGGAATACCGATTCTAGGGCTTTCCCACACACGGCAGAAACTATGGCACAATGGTATAAGAAGTCCCAATCTATCATCAATAAGATAGATGGCCTAGCCATGACCTATACTAAAAACGATGGCTCTGTGATAGAACCTACACTACTTTTCTCAGACTTAAACACTACCTCTTTGTATGAGGCGTTTAGGTGTGATTCTATGAACGGACAAAAGTTTAACAAATACAAATTATCTTGTGAAGATGGTAATTTATATGTAGACGTTGGAGAAGAACTTAAAGGTAAAACTAAGTCGTTGGTTGCAGAAAATTGTGCAAATATAGATTTCGAATCTACTTACAACGGTGGGTTAGAAGAAGTATTTAGAAACCTTAATAGTGATGTCAATATCGCTATATGGGACTTTACAGAGGCAGACATGGGTTATCCTATGCTGATTACGCTAGGTGATGGCGATTTTATATTCCAAATGAGTAATTTGGGGGAGTGATAATATGCAAATAGTATTAAGTGATATAGAAATAGGCGAAAACAGAAGAACGATTACCGTAAAGGGGGAGTTATACAAAGTGTTTGTATCTGTTCAACCCGCATCTAATAAAGGTATGCACCGTGATTATGAGTGGTTGCGTACTGAATACGTAGATAATGGTAAAACTATGGCAGAGATTGGCGTTATGTGTGGTGTAACACCTATGGCAATAAACTCTTGGTTGAACAAACATAACATTGAAACACGTAGTAGAGGACATAGGAAATCTTTATAATCGTAATTAGAGGAGTTAATCATATGCGACCTATAAAGATAGATACGTGTTTACATTGCGGTTCTTATAACGACAGATATTGTGGATGTTGGAGAGATAGATTATGGTAGCCATGAAAAGAAAGTTTTTTGCTCCTTGTACCGAGTGTGGTGCTGAGTTTTCATGGATGTACCATGATACCGTAGAAGAAGAGGGCGATATATTTGTCTGTGAAAATTGTAATCATATGATAATTGATAGAAGTGTTGCCGAATGATTATAGAAAGAGGCAGGGGCAGGGATGTAATAGTCCGAGGCCGTGACAAAAAAGGCGTTAGATACGAAAAAACCATTAGTGGTTATTGGCCTTATGCTTTTGTTTCTGATGAGGATGCCGAACATATAGAGGATGCGGTAAAAAAGGAAACTGGTTACAAAGGTCTGTATGGTGAGAATCTAACAAAAATTGTTTGTGCTACACCTGCTGACATAAAAAACCTTTCTTATCATGGTACTACATGGGAAGGCAACATTCCTTATGAGAATAGAGTACTTGCTGACTACATAAATGATGGTAACGAACCGATAGAGAATTACAAACACAGAACTTGGTATATGGATTGTGAGTGGTCGCCCACGACCAATAAAATGAGAGTGATGGTTGTTTATGATAATTTTACCGAAAAAGAATATGTATGGTTTGTCGAAGAAACATTAGGTGATGAGTATAAACACGGTAAAGGTAAAGCCTTTAGAGAGTACGGTGGTTACACATACGAAACACCTGCTTTGGCATTCAAGACAGAGCGTTCTATGCTAATACATTTCTTAAGACATATGAAAAAATGCGACCCTGACATAATTACTGGATGGTATGTTGTAGGTGCAGATATAAGACAGATTATGGAAAGATGTAAAGCATGTGGTCTTTCCGAATTGACACTATCACCTATGAGAAGAGTAAGATACGAGTTTAAAGATTGGGCGCAACCTATCGTTGGTAGGAATTGTATAGATTTGATGATTGCTGTATCTAAATTGTGGGAGTTGAAGAACGGTAAATTACCTTCTTACAAACTAGATGATGTAGCATTTGAGATACTAGGAGAAAGAAAAATAGAGTTGGAGAAAGGACACAATGAATCTTGGTGGGAAGATAAAGCACTTTACCTACACTATGCAAGACAAGATGTTAGATTGCTCCCTAAACTAGACCAAGCAGTAAACGCTTTGGATTACTATACATCTCTACAACACATTGTACAATGTGATATACGCTCTACACCATTTATTACTAAGATGTTCACACAATTAGTGCTTACAGACTCCGAGTTTGATAGAAGGATTCCTACTAAACCACAGTTCTCTAAGGTAGATTACGAAGGCGCTGATATATTAGATGTCATTCCCGATGTATATGACAACGTAGGTATCCTAGATATCAAGGCTATGTATCACAGCAACGCTGCTAAATATAATATATCTTGGGATACTTTATCTGATGATGGTGAAGATTGTGGTAATGGTACTAAGTTTATACAAGGCGACAAAGGTTTATTGGTAAGACAGATGGATAAGATGACCAACCTCAGAGATATTTTTAAGATGAAAATGTTTGTGAGTGATGGTGCAGAAAAACGTAAATGGGATTGTATGCAGTTTGCTGCAAAATCCCTAGTAGCATCTATGTATGGTGTTTGTGGTGATGCTAAGTACGGTATGTATCATCCTGAGATAGCCGCAGCGATAACATACACTTCTAGGAATACTCTAGGTGAATTGATGGTTGAGGCACAAAGAGTAGGTTTCAACGTATTC